CTCCTTTGATTCAATCAGCCATTCTAAGTACTGTTTAGTCTTCTTTAAGTCTTCAACTTCCTTAGTTGGATCCTTTACTCCAGCTCTGCAGATATATTTAATAATCATACCCTTGCAGAGTCCTTCGAATTCTTCTTTAGACATCTTACTCTTCCAGATATCTAAAACACTAACTCCTCCAGCATCATAGTACGAAGAATTAGCTAAATGACCTTCTCTTTTAATTTCATCTGCCATATACACACCTCCTACTGGCTCAATACCATCCCACATTATACTATATTCTAGTAAATATATCTACGAGGTCTTGGTGCAGCAGCAGGAGTCTCTGTTGGAGCTGCCTGACCTGCTGGAGCCCAAGGCTCAGCCATTGGTTCATAAGTTTCGAATGTTCCACCACCCACTACTGGAGCTGCAGTAGCCTGAACTTGAGGTGCAGGGGCTGCTACAGATGACGCCATTGGTGAGGTAACTGGAGATGTAGCCATAACGCGTGGAGCTGCAGTGCGAGCTCTTTCTGGGAAAGTCCCAGTGTTAAGATATGCATTCATCTCATCAGCGTTCTTCTTTAAGCAGAAGAAATAAGATAGATCAAAGTTATCAAAACCACTAAAATCTGGTACATAAACCTCTGGCTTATAAACTGCTTGATTAGCAGGTAAAATGTCATATGTCGTATTCTGATCACCCTTTGCTCCATGTCTCTTGATCTTGAATAAGACTCCTCTTAAATCTCCATAGTCATCCATATAACTCTTAAGAGTTTTGGACAGAGCAGCAGGTCTATCCCAGACACAAGGCTGTGCAACGATAGCACCAGTTTCATCTTGAGTATAGCGAATCATCTTACAGAAGAATCTCAAAGAAACCTTCGACTGAGATTCTCCACCTCTTGCACAGAACGGACAGAGTTCCAGCGGTTCTCGAGCAGTTCTCAAGCAAGATACCTTCTTAAAGGCATTACCTACCTTAACTGTGTGAACAGCATCCAGATCGAACTCCTCTGGACTAGCATATGGGAAACGAACAATAGCTTCGTCTCCATCATTGCTTAATGAGAAAAAACTGACTCGTGGAAAGTTAGTTGTGTTTCCACTCTGAAAATTGTTATAACTATTAAAATCAATTCTTGCCATAAATACTTTTCCTTTCGAGACTATTGTCTACTCTTCTTCTTTATATTTCAACCCATAGGAATCCAATAATTGATAGAACTCATCTTGGGTAAGATCATTAACGTCCTTCCCCTCAGGAAGGAGCACATCTATTATAAATACGTCTTTACGTATAAATTTTTTGAAGCGAGCTGCACCATGTCGACCCGCTGCATCATTATCATACATTAAAACGTAGGTACGAATGGGGGTGCTATTTAAAACTTCCATCTGTCGCTCTGTTGTACCAGCTCCCAACATTGCGATACAAGGCAGCCCCCACTGATAAGCTGATAGAGCATTAAACTGACTCTCTACAACTCCACAAATTCGACTTTGATCTGCTAAGACATTATTGAGTAGGAACATATTTGATTTGTCTAAATGCTGATCGTTGATGAACTTCTTATCAGCTACTCGACGACGAGTCAGTCCCTTAAGTGTGCCATAGCGATCATAAATCGGAAAGATAATGCATCCCGTCTGAGGATCATATTTGATATGAAATCGCTGACAAGTTTCTTCCCAAATTCCTCGTTGTGCCAAATATGGATGATAAGGCTCAAAGTTCTCCAACATACTTTCATCCAAAGTCTCCTCAGCAGGCTTCTCTAACTCAATAGGCAATAAGGTTCTATTAAAGCTAACTAGTGTATTGCCAAATCGTTCTAGAAGCCACTCCTTGCCAAAAGCCTCAGGCTGATCGAAACATTGTGCTACAAATTTCCATAAAGGTCCACTCTCGCCACAAGTGAAGCAGTGATAAGCTCCATACTCAGTATTACCATCTCGAACTGTGTAGATTCCACAGCTCGCATGCTTTTCGTGTCCTCCTTTATGCACAGGACAGCTAACAAGAATATTATCTCCCTTATCGAGGATCTCGGCTAACTTACCATTTGTGAGCTCTCTCTTAATCTGAATTAAGATTTCACGAATAGGAGTATCAATTAAATGTCCATCAATAATTAGATCCACTCTTAAAAAACCTCCTCCCCTTCAGTTGGGGCAGGAATATGAGTAGGAGTAGTTGTTGTCACCGGTTCGTCCCCATCTGGTACATACGTAAACATACCACGATTGAAATCTACCAGGTACTTCAATACAGCTCCATTTTCACTATCACGCGACTTGATCAAATGAACCTTCATAATATTATCCTTTTTCTCTAGAGCTAGGATAATTGTACTATCTTGAGAGATTCTATCTGATTGTGCAATGTGCTCAGTACCAATACCATTCTCTGTCGAATTACGATTCTGCTGAGATGCACTAATAATTGGAATCTTCTTCATCACTTGAAGATTCTTTAAGTCTCGAGAAATGTTTGCTGCCTTCTCAACTGGATTCTTAGCCTTACGATCGTCCTCTAATAATGAATGCTGGTCAACAAATAAAATATCCAAGTGCTCCTTCTCAATAAAGGCTCGTAAAGCGGATACCCCTGCTGGCCCATTAATCATATTTGGAGTCAGAACCTTTAAGGATCCCTTTAACCTAGTGGGTAGAGAATCAATGTAACGCTTATATTCATTCTGCACATTCTCATTGCCATGAATTAAGCCTCCGTTAGAGATATGCCCTAATAGGGTATCAAAACGATAACCTACTTTACGTTCGGACATTTCTCCTGAATACAATCCTACATTTAAGCCTTGCTCTACTGCAGCCTTTGCAAAGTTTAACAGCATCCAAGACTTACCCATATTAGTACGAGCAACAATGGTTGCCAGTTCTTCTTGACGATCCCAACCTCCAATAATATTATCCAATTCTGGGAGGCCTGTAGAGATATAGAACTTTTCAAAGCTTCGCGTTCGTTCAATATATGCATCATACCGTGAAACGTCTTTAGTAATATCAACACTAGTGATCGATGAACTTGTCTCCAGTCCCTCGTAAGCATTCTTATAAACTTGAATTGCCTCTTCAGTGCGATCACTCATGATTAAGTCTCTCACCTTGTTAAATGAAGAAGCCAAATACCTTGTATTACGATCTTCTTGTAAAGTCTTTAAAAGATAAGATTCGCTTTCTGAAACTTGAATGACTTCAAAATGAGGAAAGTTGGATAAGAAGGTTTCTAAATCAGGTACATTGCCATAAGTAGCAATATGCTGCTGAATATAGGCATACTCCTTTGGATAATCAGAAAAATATTCACTGCTGAGATTATTGACAGTTAAAAAAGAACTGCTCTTTGTTTGCAGAATATAATTTAAACACTGTAATTGAATCATCAATTGACCTCGGTAATCCTATATACATTACAAGGCAGCTCTATAAAGCTGCCTTGGCCTTCTTTGCGGCATGTAATTTTTTCATACGAGCTCTACGCTCCTCCAGCTGCTCTTCTGTGAATTCCTTTTTCTTCTTATAAGGATTCTTACCAGAACGGAACGGCCATAATGGGCAACTGTTGCTGGTGCAGAGCTTTACTTCTTCCTTCTGACCACAGCAGCAGTCAAGACACTTTGCTCTAATAGCCTTCTGAGCACTCGTAATTAATTCACCTTCAAAATCTAAATTGGTAGCTTCATCTCTATATGTAGACATATCTATTCCTCCTCACCTATATTATCCTATTTTATGGAAGAGGATACAACTGGAGATCGCTGACTACCTCCATTAAAAACGACAACCTGCGAATAGTTCACAACTCGATCATATAAACGAGGATCCAACAAAGTGAAAAGTTGAGCAGGCAGGAGGTTCGAAGTAAAGATGCATGACTTCTGAGAGACTGTGCGATAGTCAATCCAATAGTAAAGATTGTTAGCATCATAGGCTGACAGATCCTTCACTCCCAAGTCATCAAAAACCACTACCTTAGCATTAAGGATCTGACGCTCGAGCTCATTCACTTTACTCAAACGCGTAGGATCCGAAATGGCCAAACGCTTTTCATTCAAGAAGCAAGTAACATTAATAAACAAGGCAGGCGCTTCTTCAAAATAAAATTGCTCCACCTCATGCAAATAGGCTTTGAGCAATTTGGTAGCCCAAGTGGTCTTACCATTCCCCACATAAGGAGAGCAGAGCAATAAATTTTGTCCCTGCTTTACCCAAAGAAAAATATTTTGTCTAATCTGATCCAAAGTCTCATAAGCCTCGAGATCTTCTGGTTCAGGTCGTAATTGGATCTCCTCACGGTAGCGTGGTGGAATCTGCGATTGATTTAAATAAGTGTCATATAGCACTAATACTTGCCTCCTATCTGCCCTGCTCCTGGTTTATACTGCACAGCCTGTGCTTGCTGAGCTTGCTCATATCGATCAATGGCCCAACGAGCATCTCGCCAACTATAAGCTGTGGCAATCTGAATGATCTTTAAAGCTTGATCAAGATCAGCTCCTTGAGTATACCCATTTACAGTATCATAAAAAGTTCGTAAGGTAGCTTTATTTACTGGAGGTACTTTAGGATTCTGATTAATTGCATCAATCCAATTTCCCAACGCTGCCTGAAGCTCTACATTGCGACATCCTAAGCTCTGCAGTAACTGAGTTTTGATAGCCTGCTGCTTTGCTTCCTTAGCTTCTAAACGAGCCTTCTTCTTCTGCCACTTGCTCTCTATAGCTTCGCTCAACTTGGCCTGAAGGTCAAGATCTGCCTCATCAGTAATTAAACCTCCTAAAGCTTCAACCTGTAGAAGAATCTTGTTGTTGTCTTCTGGCTGACGCTGCATCACCCCAATCTGTTCCAACTGTAAGTCGAGAGCAATTTGACGATCTAAAGATAAGGTAGTCTGTCTTTGAATATAGTCACGATCTAAGCAAACAAACCCATCAGCCAAACGATTCTTTCTTAAGGCTTTGTTTTGAATAGTTAATAGTTGGTTACAATATACAGCTGCTTCCAAGCCAAGAATTTGAGCTAGTCGGATATTGTAAGAGGCATAGTTATTTGTATCAATTAAGTCTAACAGCATTTAGCGTAGTCCTCCCGAACTTTGCAAATGCTTAATCAAACGATCGAAGCGACGATAAATACTTGGATTAGACATTTCTGCTAATTGAGTTTGTGCCTTCTGAATTTGATGCTGGGAGACTCCGTATCGCTGAATTAAGTATTTGATATAATTATCGTTCAAATTACGCAAATCAGCAACTACCTTTCGACGATTTAATCGACCCTCCTTAAAGCAGTCTTGATAGCAAATTTCATCTAGAATGAGAGCCTCCAGTAGAGCTCCTTCCTGAAACTTCTCTTGAATCAAATTATAACACGAATCTAAAGAAGAACTGTAAGCAGGGGTAGTCTCTTCCTCATTCAGATAATAATCCCCATACTCGTCGCACTTTTGTTCTAGACTCTCGGTCGCATAATTAGCCTTGCGCTTCAGTCGATTGGCATCCTGATAGTAGCCAGCACGTACTGAAAGAATGCAGCGCTTAATTGCCTTGTCCACTGCATTTGGATCTCCATACAATTTATTTCCTGGACGTCTCCACCTTTGACCCCAACGAGCTCCTAAAGCTCTCTGAATCCCTTCAATCACCCAACCATAGCATTCTTCAATTGGAATATCAGACCCTTTATTCTTTTTATCTAAGACTCGAATTTGATACCAATACTGACACATCAAGGCAGCAAAGTAGGCACTCTTCATAGAGGGATTAGGAGTATCAATGTATCCATCTGCTAACTGAGTCACTGTCAAATGTGTCCAGTTGGGTATGACGTTGGCACAGCGCAAATAACTTTTCTTTACATCTTCTAGCATTAAATTAAAGTAGCCTCGACTGCTGCATAAGCATTACGTTCACGAATGCACATAGCAATAAACTCACGAACCTCTTCAGATTCTACCTTCTTTAAATCTTCGTTAAAATCTGACAGGTAGTATCCATGGGCTGCACCAATTAAACGCTTGCGCTCACTTACTGGCAATTCGAAAAATTGTTCTTTGGTCATATCACTCACCAATCCTTTCTGCAACTATTATAGGTTAAAAAAATGAAGAAGACAACCTAAGTTGAACTTCTTCACTCTTATTATAATTTAATAGCATACTGATTTGGACTTGCCAACTCGACTCCAAGCACCTCGTCAAAGTGGCTGGGTTGATCTGGAACAAACCGTCCAAATTTAATTATCACATTATCAAATTTAGATAATCTCATCCACTGATCAATAATCTCATCAGCATTATAACCTGTATAAATAACTACATCATCAAAGCAACTATACTCAAATCTCAAAGCATCAATGAACTCATAAACCTCTTCAAAAGAATCCATGGGTTCAAGACCCCCAAACACGATTGCCTTGGTTATTGGATTGCTCAAATACCTATCAATTAATCGACCATTATAAATCTCAATAATAGGATCTTTAACGACCTCCATATTCTGACATATCTTATTACCTGCCTCTAGGCAGCACTTAAAATTGCAATAAGGAGCAATCAGAAACATTGAGGGCTTTTTATACTGGGTAAAGTCTTCATCAATTAAACCTCGAAGCTTCATCTAACCCTCCACCTGTGATGTTGTGAAGGACTTAACCACATTAGTCATTTCCTCGCAAGGTTCAGTATAGTAGTCATCTACCTCTACGTGAACCTGCCCTCGTAACGCTCCTAAGCGCTGGGCCTCCTTCTGTGCACAGTCTTCACACAGAGGGGAAATAAACTTATAAGAAATATAGCGAGCGGGCTTGCCGCACAGTGCACATTTTTCCTTCATCGCTCCTCCTTATATCACATTTAAATCAGATCGCTCATCTAATAAGTACGAAGAGACTTTGGTCCCTTTCAGCTGCAGGCGTCCAAAACTATTCATATTAGCTCCCGACTCATGAGCTAATAATACTGGTCGACCAGACTTATCTGCAATCGATTCAGCATTAGTAGCAAAGTTGTAATGACCTTGCAGCACAGCTGTTAATCCAGAAGTATTCTGAATTAAAGAATCTGTACGTGCAACATATCGTCCATCCGACTCATAAGTAGATTTGCACATATGACAGATAGCAACAATATAATCAAAACCTTCGGCCTTCAATTCATTAATACACTTCTGTACCTGGTCGAATAATTTTTGATCATCATAAAATTGATAACTACCATAGGACCAAACTCCATCACTGTAAGAGCCTTGACCATTTGGGGATGGATAACCAATACCGATCACACCAATCTTCTTAGACCCAATCTTGGCAGTACGATAAGGCTTATATACCAATTTACCATTCTTAAACATATTGCAAACTGTTAAGTTTTTAAACTTGCTTAAGATGTTTGTGGTCTCCTCCTCAGAGCCCCACTTCCACTCGTGATTACCATACACTCCAGCAAAATAACCTTTCGCATTCATCTGAGTCGCAGAAACCATCTCGCCTGTGTTGACATAATCTGTATAGACTCGACAAGGTCGAGACCAATCACCACAATCTACCAGAAGAGCTTTAATGTTATGCTCTGCTAACTTAGCTCGATAGGTCGAAAGATCATCATAGTTAAAGATTGGATCTAAATAGTTACCATCCTCATCATAACCAACCCAAGCTCCGTGAACGTCAGCTGTGTAGAGCAAATCGATTTCATCATACTCCTTATTATCAACATAATCATAAGGATAGAAATCAAAGTGCTGGTCAATATACTGCTGCATCTGAGTGACCTGCTCATCCAGCTCTTCATAATACTCTTGACCAACATTTTTGGCAACATGAGTGACCACCTGATCTAAAGATTTCTGTAGGGCCTCAATATCCTTCTTCAACTGTTGACCAGCGTGTGAACCACCAGCAGGGTAGAAGATCAGTTCCTCAATACCTGCAACCCAAGCTCCAGCACCAATCTGATACCAAGTATAATCTAAATGCTCCTGAATCCCGAGAACGTTATAGTAAGCATTTCGAACACACAAACCTAAGCGTTCTGCAGTGGTTGTAGCCTGAGCTCGAATACTTAAAGCTACATCTCCCACATACACCTGATCTCGAGTTGGATCTTCTGCAGCTGGTTCAGGGAGAGCCACTTCTACAACAGCTCCCTCAACATTTGCGATATAGCCACCCTCAATGTGATATCAAAAATAAGGAGGCACAGATACTACCTCAGTATAGCTGTGCACTCCTTTTGTTGCATATCCTAAAACTCTTCCCGTTAAGGAAGGGGTCTCGCGTAAGCGTAGATTGGTGACTAAAACATTAACCGATTTAGTTGCCAAAGTATTCTCCTTTACATGATTGCATCATGATTTAAAACATTATACCACTTACGTTCTGTAAACTCTTGTTTACGAATTTTCTGGAAAGAACTTGTAGGTGTATAGAAACCTACCACTCGAGTGAAGGTATCTGCAATTGGCTTACCACAAACTGGACAAGTCTTGGTACCAATGAATGCATGACGATCTTCACATACATTAATCTTTCCATTGAAAGCAAAGTAGATAACACCTTGACTTGCTACATAGTTCAACATATCCCAAGCTTCATCCTTAGTAGCAAATCTATTTTCAATATTAATATGAGCGATACATCCGCCACCACATTTCTTATCAAACAAATTACCTAATTTACATTTTTCTTGAATAGTGCACTTTTCTTTAAGAGGGATCCACTGATTCGAATAAATGTAGTACTTATCTTGTTCATACAGTAAGTTATCTGCTTGACAGATGACACCAGCACAATTTTCTGCTGGAATCATTTCAATGTTAAATGTGAAGTTACATTCAAAATGATCCTTGACATCATTCATAGTATCTAAGATGGCTGTAGCAAATTCAACAGCTTCATCTGAGTAAGACTTAAAGCCAAACTCATCTGTCTGAATTAAGCCAAAGAGATCCATAACCTCATACATACCTATACCACCAATAGTGCAGAACTGCTTATCAAACTCAACAGCTCCCTCTTGATAATTAGGCAGCAAGCCCTTTTCAATATTACGTTCCAAAATATGACGCATCGAATATAGGGCTTTGCAATTTAATGTAACACGGTCACGTAAGAGCTCCAGATACCTTCTCTTAGCCTTATCTGTTGGAACTTCCTTCTCAGGTTTATCATACTGCAAGGCTTCATATGCAATACGAACTAGGTTGATCGTACTAACTCGACAAGAACCAACTGATAAAGCTGTACCACCGATTGAGTTAATGAAGGCATCCAATTTACTCGTATCACTCAGCAGCCTACAACAGTTCGATAGGACTCCAACATTATCAGAGCAGAAGAAGTTAGAATCCATCCACTTCATATTGTGGTCACTTGCCCATCTTGCAAATTCCTGATCCACAAACTGGCCATCTTTATATAACAAAGAGAAAGTTAATACTGGGAAGGTGAACATATTCTCAGAACGAATCTCAGCCACCACTTCCATAAATAACTTCTGACACTCAATGATATCTTCAATCTGATCAATTGCAAAGCTACCATCTGGAAATTCCATACCACCAAACAAAGACTCTAAATAAGGTCTATCGAAGATGGAAACGTTCGTAAACGCAGCTTGGTCAATTCGTAAGAAAGGCTGGTTTAATCTATAAATGAATTTCTGGAAACACTGCTTTAAATAATAAGTAGGATCCTTCATGAAGTATCCACTCGCCACGTCCTTTTTCCAGAAATAATAAGACCACACGATCACATTTGGAATACCAACAGCTCCAGACTGTCGATTGCTTAGGAAGGAGATAAACTCGATAGTATCATCTAAGAAGGTTGATAGATGGTTAGGAGCTTTGTGATTATAATTTGCTAAAAAGAATAATCCCTCATTAGCCAAACGAGTTAGATCATTAGCCCAACAATAAGGGAATAAGCTAGCAGTAGCAGAATCATTCAAATAAAAGCCTCTACTATATTCTTGCTCCAGCCATTGCTTTGCAGTTCGCAAACCCCACTTCTTCTTGATCTCTAAAAAGATCTTGTTCAATCCAAACAGCTTATCTGAAGCCTTACCCTTCTCCGTAACGAAACTTCTTAAGTCTTTATGGTTTGCATTAGCATTAGGATCAATAGTCGTATCAGCTAAAGTATCATTAGCTGTGAACTTATTTAAAAACTCTGTGTAATCCAACTGACTAGGATCTACACCATTGATCAGTTCAAAATCAGAACCATACTTAATACGTAAACTATCTAATGTACGTTCAAAATCTCTCGATAACTGTAACTCTATGTTCATGAACCTCTCCTATGCCAAAGCTTTATTGGCTGCTAAGAAATCTAAAATTGTACCATCCTCAGTAACCACAAATGGTGCTGAATGAATATCGTGCTCCTCTGCAAATGCAGTAATTTGATCAGTGTCTTCGATTACTTCGAACTCTTTACCTGACATTTCTAATTTTTTCTTCAGTACCTTACACTTTGGACATCCAGTGCTATAAAGCTTAATCATATCTATCTCCTTATTCTATCAACATTTTCCTTAACACGTCAGTTAAGTTATCTGCTATTTTATTATCCACAATATAATCAGAAACCTGGGCCTTTGCTTCCACTAGCTCCTTTATATGTTCATCTGACGTACCAACATTCCATAAATAGTAGATGAAAACAGGTTTGCTGGTACCAATACGATATATTCGATCCTCGCATTGAGTATTTACTGCTGCTGTCCAAGCACAATCAATGAAGATGGCATAGGAGGCTGCTGTCAAAGTAATTCCTGTGCCCATTTTACTAATTGTACCTATAAATACTTTGCAAGTTAGATCTGTTTGAAACCGATCAATGTTATCCGAAAAATCTGCATCACTGATATCTCCAGTTCCTATGACTGGATTATATTGCTGCAGGCGCTCTGCTAATAAACTGACAGGTTCTTTAAAGTTGGAAAATAGGACAACCTTATCCCCATTTTCTACAATTTGTTCTGCAAGTTCAACAGCCCTATCAATCTTGGTAGACGAAATATTCTCTGTACTCAAAATACTTGGGCACACTGAAGCTTGACGTAATCGTGTAGCTAAGGCTAGAAGAGAGTTAGTATTTAACTCTACCTTATCTACCTCATCTTTTATGCCATCCCTAATTCGATCATAAAACTTTCGATGATCATCATTCATATCTAACAATTCATGAATGATATTTTTTGGAGGCAGCTCTAATAAGTCCTTGGTTCGACGCAAAGAGCATTGACTTAATTGGTCCTTTAAGACATCCATATGCTTAAAACCAATAACCTGGGTTCCATTGAAACCACCCATCGTACAGTAGTACTTTTTGAAATTCGTAAGATTACTGCAGTTAGCTCCAATCCAAGTTAAAGGTACATAAGCGTCCAATGGGTTATTCATGATCAAGGTACCGGTTGCTGCAACCTTATAAGGTGCATCTAATTTTAAAATATTGGCTCCCTGCTGAGAAGTCTTGGACTTTATTTTATGACACTCATCTACAATAATGAGATCAAATTTATTTTTACTCTTTCGATAGGCCTCAATGACTTTAGGACTTCTAAAAGTTTCTACATTAGCAATAACAAAGAATTCCTCAATTGGATCCTTCAACTGTTTGGCGCGTTCATCAATTGTGGCATAGGATACTCTACCCTTTGAATTGACTCGCTCTCCTAGAACGATACAAGTATCGTCTGTATGCTTAGCAACTTCTTTTTTCCAGTTACTCTTTAATGCATTTATGCCACAGATGATCAAGCAATGTTGAATCCCACGTTGAGCCTTAAGCTCTTCTGCTAGATACAGAGTCATTAAAGTTTTACCCAGTCCCATATCATCCAACAAAAGCCAACGATCATGTTCTAGCCCATATTGGATGCCCTCTAACTGATAGGGATAAGGCTGAGTCTTGTAAGACAGCGATAGAGAGCTCTTTACGACCTCTCTATCTTCATTTTGAATATGTAACTTAACCTCGTCAATATAAGGTAAGTCTTGTATCAACTTACTTAAGCTGGTAACGGGAACTTCCCACTCCTTGGTTGCCTTCTGCCACACAGCCAAATCTAAGCTATGCATTAAATCAATTACATCCTGATTATATTCTCCAGCAACAAACAGAGAGGACTCTCCAGGCAAACTCTGACAAGGTCGCTCATTAATTAGAATCATATTTTATAGTTGTGAAATATAACCCTGCTCAGGATCCGCTAAGCTCTCTACGTGAAAATTTACCTTTGCTTCAACTTTAAACCGATGACCACAATCACATTGATAGGTTTCAACTAAATCCATATTAGATCCATCTATATAATCAATCTGACCTTCTTCGTTTCGAGAAATCACTCGCGCACGTCCTAAAAAAGCATCAGGCAAATATATTTCACAAGGCAGGTATTCCCGCCCACATTTTGGACACTTTATAATATTATTTTCCATATTATTATATACAATTTCTAGAGAATAAAAATGCTAAGAACTAACTAGCTCTTAACATTTTAATCTTCTGTAGCTTCGCGGGTTCATCCAGAAGCTAATTTCACAAAACTATTACCTTTTGGTACAAGATGCCACTTGCCATCTGTGCCCTTAACATATACATTCATGATTGGGCGTCATATGCCTGCAGCACCCTTTCACCTCTTACTAACACGTTCGTAATTAGCAGTATATGTAGTGGTTCCACCATCATAAGTTTGACTTTCAGTTCAAATTACAACTTCTGTTGTTGGAGTTGTAATTCCTCCACCGGTCCAACCTACGAACGATCACTGCTCATAACCAGGCTTGATTGTTGGAACTGGTAAAACGATGTACTTCTTCAACGTAGAAGAATCCACCTCTCCTGATTGAATATTGTAAGATGTAAGAGGGTTGGTCAGAGTCCCATAAGTGCCGACGTTATAAGCAATCTTATTATTCACCAAACTGTAATTAAAAGTAATAACATTATTCTGATCAGCCATCACCAAAGACTTGGACTTGCTATCGGCAGTATATCCATTTTTCGTCTTGGCAGTAATTGTTATAGTACGACCAAACTTTGCAGTACCTGTTTCCATAGGAAAAAGATCTTCGCCACTTGGTCCTTTATAATAAACTGCATAAGAGTAATCTTTAGCTGTCCAATCAGCTGTAATAGTTGCGTCACTCTTAAAAGCTGTTGCTGAGGTACCACCACTCGTGCCTTGATATGTTCCCCCATAGTACCAACCATTGAAAACATAACCAATACGGTCAGCTACGAAAGGTAATGTAACCTGCTGACCACCACCAACTAACTCGCCTTTTGCCCACTGAGCATTTAAGGTTCGATCTAGGGTATCAAACGTAAACTTACCACCAGGGCTAACGCTGCCCCAACTTGATAAATTATAATAACGAGTTCCTGTGACAGTAATAATGGTTGACTGCATAGGAGTTCGGCCATCATCGTTGAAATCAAAGTAAACTGTTGCTTGACCATTTTCTGGACTGCTTTTCGTACCTGCAGAAGAAGGAGCAGTCCCCTCTTGATTGTAATACCCTGTTCGAGTTTGGTCGGCTGAACTGCCTCCATTAGACTTGAACGTTCACGTTGTCTTTGTCTTACTAAAGTTTAAAGTAAGACTTGAAGGATTTCTCGAGACATAGCTTCCACTTGTGGTAACTCGCCAGCTGAACGTTCCAGAAATAGTTGCTGTTTGTGCATTTGCTCCAGAAACTGTTCTGGTGTCTGTCTGTTTAATAATGCTGTCACCCGAACCTCCTCCAGCAGGACAATAAATGCTTCCAGTAAAACTCTGTCCTTGCAGTGATCCAGAATAGTAAAGCGTGAAGGAAGTAGAAGCACTACCAGTACGTCTTACGCGCATTCTTGGCCCATAAGAATAATTAGCAGAAGAAGTTGTGTAATAGGTATAGGCACCAACGGAAATGTAAAAAGTTACTCCATTATAGGTTAAAGATGTTTCTCCGCCCCAATGAGTTTTATTGCCATCTCCAGGATTTACATTTGCCATACTCTACCTCCTAGTTGTACTGGAATCAAATATCACCAGTTTGACCTAGACTGCTATAGTTTGGATCTGGAGCACTCTTACTGGAGTAGATCGTTAAACCAATCTGTGGCTGGCCACTGGCTAATTTCAAAGTGGTTGTTCTATTGTAATTAGTCTCAATTGTAGTGCCACCAATATTTGTACTACTAGAACCCAGACCAGAAGCCCAACCAACGGTAACCTCTCTTAGAGCAGTTTTACCTGTACCACCATTAGTTGGCTGCAGAGTACCGGTAACGCCTGGAGTAATATTTGCAGTACCATTAAATTCGACTGCAGAAGTTGAAGCCAGGTTGGTTTGAATGGTACGAGCTGTTTCTAAGGCTGTCGACTTTGCTGCTAATGTAGCCGTTGCAGCATTGCCAGTAGTACCATTAGAAATATTACCTGTGATTTCTGTAGGCACACCTTGACCATTTAAATAAATAGCGTGAGTTGAATTTGTACTGCGCAGAGTGCCATTAGAATCACTAATGGCAATTGCTTTCTCTGCAACGCCATTACTAATCTGTCCCTTACTACCAATCAAGACTGTATTGTGTAGAGTGTTAATTGTTGCCTCATCGAAGATTGCATCTCCGATAGCCGCATGGTCAGTTGTTAAGGTAATCTCACCCTCAGTTTCACCCAAGATGTCGCTCAGTGGAGTTTGACCTACAGCAACCATAGAAGAGTCAAAACGTAAGCAGCTTGTTGCTGGAACAATCCATTCGTCTCCAGACTTCTGAAGCAGCAATAAGCTATAGACACCTTCACGCTGGAATTCTGAACCTTCAATAGTATCAGAAATATATACACCACGGAATTCACCAGAGTCACTATCGTCTAGGATTTGTTGAGTACCTGATCAAGGACTCAATGAAATTAACTGATAAGTTGTACTAGCACTTGATTGAGTCAGCTGAGTCAATCTAATCGAACCATACAGCTTTGTAGCACTACTCAAGTTCAAACGTGCATTAGGAACTCACTTCTGTGCAGTAGAATCCCACTCTAGCACCTGAGCCTTAAAGTAATAACCGTGAACACTAAACTCCAATCAACCACTCTGGTGAGCATTATTAATAACAAAAGATCCATTAATCGTTAAACGATTCACAGGGTTCGTTAAATTGAACTCTGTACCAATTCGTGATTCTGGATCATAAATCGTATCACGAACGGAACTATCTGTACCCCCACGCAGCGCAGCAGGATACACTCTTACATTTGGACTAGTTAGATAACTCATATTTTATATTCTCCTTACTCTGCTACTTGGGCATTATATACTGTCATAACCCAGCGAACAACAACGTTGGCTGTGTTAGACGAAGAGGCTCTAATCCACTGATCCTCATTTAATCTAATAAAAGCTAAAGGTGTAATAGCATTACCATAAGCAATTGTGTTATATAAGGCTAATACGTTTGTTGTACCCCAGATCTGTGAGAAAGGAATCATGAAGGTATACTCTGTGCTATAACCATCAAGCGTACTATCGTAACGAACTTCTACATTACTAAATGGTACGTTTAAGGCACACGTTGAACGATTTGTTCCATATAGGTTATCACCCTGATCCGTTTCTGGATTCTCAGCATTGAAGGTATGCAAATACCTTGGCATGTTAGTTGTATTTACATTGCCTGCCAAGGCATTTGCCAAATATCTAAATAATTCGGCTGTACCCTCATTGTGCTGACGAATGACCTGATACACCTTATCACCCTTCACCAGCTCCACTGTCACCTCGCCACGATAGGCGAGGGCAGATTGAGTGGGAGAGGTAACTAAGGAAGTTTTTCTTTCCATATTAGTTATCCTCCACATCACGACTTGGCACCACCGTTTCAATATTCACTGAAGGTGCTGCCTCCATATCTCTATCTGAACCAGACTGTTCAGCCTCTTTCAATGGTTCAATATAATTGAGAGAGCCTAATTCTAAATCTGGAGCCCATCTATAAGTGGACTTATCAATTACTGTCAAGTAATCATCGTAGTCTGCAGTACTAATATCTTGCAGCTTAATAGTATAAGTATAACCTACTGGCAAAATATAGTCAAACAACTCCTGCAATAAGCGCACATTACGAGTTGTTGTTGGTAAGTACAATTCCACATTATGATTAGCAACTAACAGTAGATACTCTTTTGTGATTTGTTGCGAATTAAGGAGAAGTTTTACAGCATCTTCAATAGTTGATTTCTTCCCCTTATTTCGTACAAAATATTTAAAAGTATGAACAACCTTATCCAACACCGAAGCATCATAGTCACCCTTATTATCAAAGCCAACAGTTTTGCAAGCCAGATTCAATAACTTGCTATCGATAGATGTCCGTGTTACTGGATCAAATGCATCAATAGCTGTTTTACTATTATTCAGTGCTAGATCATAAAGATGTTCAATTAACTGAAAGTCTCGTGAATCCTCACTATACTTTCGAGGCGAAGCTTTCCACGCTTGTAATAATGGCATGCAACTTCCTCCTACAATTTCGAAGCATTCGTTAAGCTGATACTTGAGTTATCAAAATCAATCTGAGCTAAGGTAAACATATTAGCAATGTTATTCTTATCCCATAAAGCTTCAGGAGCTAGCAAATTGGAAGTGTCCATCGTTTCCTCATTACTTGGCTGATACAGATAGTTAAACTTATCTACACCATCAACTGTTGCAGCACTAACTAAACGTGCCAGCACCCCAGTCATATCCATATTGCCAAATGAAGCATTGTATCCACTTGCCAAACTGATTGCACCCACATACAGAGTATCACTTTCAGTATCGCTTAAAGTGCCCGTATGGCTAAGACGTAATTCCTTAATACCAGCTGCACGTGGTAACTTCACAATGTTAATACCTGGCATTAATGTAACACTGGAACCACCAGTATCTTGATGATTGAGGAGAGCAATACCTCTTGCATCAGCTCGAATGGTCAGAGTAATATTTGTAGTAAACTTATCATAGTACATCAAGATGTACTCATCTTCCTCTTCCAAAGGCAAAATGCTCAATGGAACATCAGTACCATTAAACTGATTCAGAGGGAAGGCAAATAATCCATTACCATTACGCTCAAGAGCTTGTCCTGCTAAGGATACGGTACCACTCTGATACAAAATGAAGTGCACGCCCTCTGTTAATTCCAATGAATATAACAAGTTACTAACTGAAGCAATGGCTAAATCTGTACCACCCAATTCTTGTAACAGATATCCTGATTTGAAATAGGCAGTGTGGTAAGCATCTTTATCCTTCCAATCAGCCTGCCTATCATTTAACTGATAGTAGATTGGCTCTTCAGTTTGATCAGCTGGAATATACTTTAATTGTACAAAATGATTAAACCGTAACAACTGAGGTCTATTTGGACCACAGTTAAGATTTAAATAGGATCTTACCAATCTCGCCGTAGACGCTTCCATACTTGGTAAGACATCTAAAGTCACTTTTGAGCCATCAGCTCTAACTGCTGTAACAACTGCAGTATTAGGTAAAGCAATCCAATCATTACCTACATATTCAGAAGAACTATCCCAGTCAGAAATTGTAACTCTGTCCCCTTCAGCGAAAGACGTCAACGTCATCTCTTCAATGGTTAAGGAGTTATTGGACAGATATTTACTCTGCCAGTTTACCTCACTGAAAGCTCCTAGACCTTTATCACTGATATTTTCAATTGTAATTAAACTTTCATCAGCAATCGTCCAGTCAGCTGTTGGAGCTTCAGCCAAAGTTAATCTTGTACCTGAACCTAAAACTGTTAACTCAGTTAAGTTGGAATTCGAATAGATAAAGTATTCACCTTCACCTAAGATATATTCCAAATCTCCAGTCGCAGTAAAGAGAGTGTTTGTTGGGTTATTGACCAACCAGTAACAACGCAAGATAGCATCATCCAAAACTGTTCTTACATAAACCTGCTTATCGATTGTTTGATTGGAGCCTAAGATCAAATACTTAACTCCACCCTTAATAATAGAAGCCGAGGATACACTATCACTCGTATTCACTAAATCAAAGTTAGCCTTGAATATATTAATTGCATTGACCTGAGTTTCAACCCCATTTTCAATAATGCTGGAGGCCGTATACACAACCGATTTTTCCAAACCAGTATCAGCATCCGTATACACTACACTTAAACGCTCACTACCAGTTAAACGGTGTGAAGTATTAGCAGCAATAGGATCAGTCAACCCTTCTACACGATAATTGACATAGGTACCATACTGTAGTGCAGATTGAAGATTAGGTTCAATAAATTGCAAGGTCTCATTAGCTTGCAATCTGTAACCAGAGTTTTCTGGATCGGCACTTGGTGCTAAGCATTCCCAATCCTCAGTCTCGGGAGACAGGATTCTGCCATAAGGAATTCTCACTTCTGTATCTACATAATTAATATGTGGATAACCTGAGTAAGGATAGTCTTGCCATGCACCGTCCCCAATCTTATATTGAGGCACGTGTGGGGTGTAGTTAGCATATCCTTGACCAAACTCCAAATCATAACTGTCAGTATATTCGAATAAAGAAATGGTACCTGCCAAAATATTCTTGGCTATCAAATCTTGTAATACACTAGCTGAAGATTGATCAGTGATCTCTACCTCATTACCATCCTTGGTCATAAAGTAGGTAGTCAAACCCCAGTTTTCAAAATCAACATCACTAATACGACTATCTGCACTTCGAATAACGCTCTTTAAAGTATCGCGTGGTATTGGTTCACCATACTCAATAGCACGAGCATTAAAGTTTCGATATAGTGCTGTCTTGACATTACCTAACAAAATACTCTGCTGGTAATTGTTTAATTTTTCATAAGTAGAAATTCGGATATCCAAATTATATTTGTTCTTAAAACAATAAATGTCCGAAGCACTTAATTCTTTATAATCATGAGACATGCATTTGGCATTCTCTAAATCTTTGTTCTCAATAACCTCACTTAAGTTTAAAGGCTGAAAAGACGTGTCATACGTCGCCTGAGTGTAACTTGCTGTGATTGGCTTTAAAGGATACAAACACAGCTCATAAGGCGTAATATTTGCCTCAGAAACGAAAGAGCTTAAGAAGGAGCCTTCATCTGGAGTAAAGGTAATAATATTATTTGAATAGTTATAATCCTTTCTCCGGTCAGCCGCCTGAACATTTGAGACTAAATAATTCAAAGTAGAATCATCTACAATATTGTAGATAAAGTTTGCATAGTCTCGACAGGTGACTAGAGTATCGAAGGTACCAATAGTTCTTTTGAAATTAGAGTATGCTTCATCAATTGATTCTGGATCACTTCCAGTTGATGCTGCAGCTGCATTATTAATTTTTAAATTATCAGATAGATCCGAAATAACGATTGGATTAAAATCTGCATCTAACTGATCTGCTTCTACCTGATCTGGAGCTGACAAAGCAGTGATTGTTCCAGCAGCTGTATTACCCTGAACGCCAGAGGTAATCGTGTAGTAAATATATAACCCATTACCAATTAAAGAAGCGATATCAGCTGGGAACTCAATATATGGCAACTCCCGCTGAGAATCGTATCCAAACTTAAATACCTTCGATCCTAGGATCTGGGTGTTCAAGTTATTAACCTGAGACCAAGCATTGTTACTATCTACATCATGAATGAAGATACCATTTTCAGCAACCATTCGCTCAGGCAGATATACACGATTGTTCTCATCCATATTAACTAAACGAATGACCGATTCATCGCCAACTGTTAACAAATTAATTGAACCTTCAATTGCTAATGCAGTAGATGTAACCCCTGCATAAGCAATAGGACAGTCAGCAATCAGAGTATAAGTTAAACTATCGTCTTCAGTTTTAACGGCTGTTGTATATCTTTTCAGCGAGAAGCTTAGTGAGTTACCCTCTTCTGTTGAAAGATCTCCATTATACATAAACGAAATTGGAGTTGTGGCGGAACGATAATACTTCATGTTATATCCGTTCATTTCACACAACATGCGCATGGAGCTTTCCTGAGTAGCAGAAGGCATAAAAGACTCAAGAATATTTTTATCAATATTATAATTATTCTTATCGGCTGCGAATGCTGCCAACTTCATTAACACAATACCTGGATCAGATTCGTTTGAAGTTGTTGGATTCCAACGCTCTGTGATCTTTTGACAAAGCTCAACAAGCTCAGGATATATAGTCGCAAAATCTTTACGAATATAACTTTCATTCGAGATATCTAACTCTTTTTGAGTAATCATTAAATTCGCTCCTCTCCAGTCAACAGTACAATGTTATACATATCTGTTGTGTAGTCTAATAAATTAATTGCTTTGATTGAACAATTCAATGTTGTACCATCTTGCTCAATCTCTATATCTTTTCTTGAAATCCTCAACTGAGGCATAAAAGTGGCTACCTGTGTATAGATCTCATCAATCAAAATATCCTTTAGAACATAATTGTTTTGATCGAATAGATATCTCTTAAGCTTAACACCAAAATAAGGATCACCTAGGAGCTCACCCTGCTCGCTTGATAAAAGATACTTCAAGTTCTGCAGTGTGGCCTCGTGATCCGCTACTACTTTTGTATTGACCTTCCCAAACATTTGGGGAAATGAAATGGATTTCAACATACTTTTCCTACTATTAAATTTAGCTTAAGTTATGGGATTTCCCTCTGAATCAAGCTTGATTCTGTAGGTAATTTGCTTATCTACTTGCTGCTGAATATTTTGGATATCCACCTTGGAAGCAAAAGCTTTATCAATACGCACGCCTCCCACATAGGTATCTGAAGAAAGCTGGGTAGTGCCACTAACGTCTAGCGTCTGAGCATTTTGAGCTGCCACTGCCTCTTCGTCATCTCCTAAATATAACTTACCAAGAATGACAAGCTTGGAAGGGTCATTATCTTCAAAGCTAACAAAAACACAATCTCCAGGCCTATAAACATTCAGGTTACCTGGCACATACGAAACAGTAGCCTCATACAAGGCTTCCTCAGTAGGATTATCTACTGTTTCATAAATAGGGAGTCTAACAATAAATTTGTTAGACTCCTCACTGACTTTTTTAATAATATAACCTTTTGTAATCATAGTGTCCCCGTTATATATTAATACATATTGTTTTGAATATTATTATTAATACATAATATGTATACATTACTCAATACCAGTATGAGGTGGTGTCCATTGAACTTTTTTCTTCGAAGCCTGAGCTTGAGATGGTTGCTGCATTGCACCTTGTGTAGCAGCTTTTGTCATGGTATTAGGCCCTGCAGAATAGGCATCAGCTGCTCCTAAATCATCATCACCAGCTATACGAACTAGGGATAAAGTAGTCTTGAAACCGCCTGTCATACTAATATCATCTACCTGCTGAGTAATGACATAGGTTCCCGAGTTGATATGCTTCTTACCAAAGTAATAAACATTCAATTTAACATAAGCCATCAATAATGCAGGTCGCAATAATCCTTTTAATTCAATTGAAGCCTTAATTGGATATTCTGTCACAGCCGTCCATCAAGAACGATCTGCCTCTGTAGTCTTATATAAGGAATTGCTAGAAGATAAAAGAGGTGCATACACAGGCTCCAATTTACCTTCATCATTAATGCGATACGAATACTGCTCATCTGTTAGCTGATTAGTATATTTATAAAGGATGGAGTAGTTTTCGTCGTTTTCGACATTAAAGGCTGTTACGACATTTTGTGAAGGGTAACCCAGATCGATCTGATAAGTGCCTAAACCTCGATCGCTGAAGGATGAAGCTCGACTTAATTTCTTAACTGTAAAGTAAGGACCACCAAAGGTTGTACTAACATCATCGACGACATTCAAGACATACATACCTGTTTTAATCAAACTGGATTTAGCATCTGAAACTGGAGTCATGCAAGAAACCAGATAAGTAATGTAGTCTAATACCGAAATGTTGGTCTTCATCGAAATTGAGACAATCTTATCATCTCGAGCAATTAAGCCTTGCTGCTCCACTTGCTTAACATTGCGCATGCCATAAAAAATATCTTGCAATCCATAGCGTGCGTTGTTTTTGAGAATCTCATAGATAACACTACTAGGTTGAGCTGTACGAGCTGGGAAGTTGGCCTTCCGGGCTGCCAGTAGTGTAGCTGAACTGATTGCCTCTACAGTATAAGTAATCTTTGCTGCAGCTGCTTCAAAACGCGAACGCACTGTTGTGATGATTGCCTCCTCATCTTTATAGACAAAGTTTGGCATGGATACATCTCCATAAGAAAACACAATCTTTCGACTATCTCGGACAGAGCTAAATACCTTCTCAAAGAAGTTAGGATCTGCGTCTGGTGTAATTTGATATATCATGGTCAATGTGTATTGATTAACCTGACCATTAATCTTTACCACTTTCAAAGATTGGATGTAGTTAGGAAACTTGATATTTAAAGAGGCAGCTGCTTGCTGCCTTTGACCAAAGCTAGAACGCTGATCGTATACCCCAAAAGTATAGTCACCAATCGTGACCTTAACAAAAGGAACTTCAACTCGATTTTGACTACTAAATAAACTTAATGATTCACTCATAATTAATCCTCAAACATAATGGTACTAATTGAAGGAACCCTCAAAGAATCATAGTAATCTTTGAGATGAATGAAGGGATCCCGAATACGATTGAAATCTGCAATGATTCAATAATAATCAGGACGACCATAATATTTAAAAGCCAGAGAGTCTAAAGTATCAGAGTCCTTAATCTCATGAAGTACATAGGCCGTATCGTCACGCAAATGATTAGTAAGACCATAAATATACTTATCATCTCGCTTATGGTAATAAAAAGGGAAAGTCGTATAGCGAGATAGATAATCATACTCTTTATATTGTTTATCAACTAATACGTTCATTATTCTATCTCCTAATTAAATGGTCCCTTCAACCAGGTCTTGGTAATGCCACGGAAGGATCCTTGCTCAGCAATTGTAGATGCATCGTATGGATCTGTTTCTACAATATTGAAACCTAATGAAACCTGGGCATAGCGATTGCCTGCTAAAATAGGTTTGTTGTAAGAGACATCAATGTTTCCTTGAACAATTCCTTTAATGAAAACTTCATTACCAAATCTTACTGCCACCATAGGAGGCTGTACCGCTTTGGTGGAGTTATTGTATTCAGGAACTGAAATGGACTGCAATCGCTTGACAATAGTATCAACATAATCATCTTCAATATTATCAATATGCAGATTGCTAACATTAACATTAACTAAATCTAGCATATCACGATGCAAGTCAATACTAATACGAACTGTACGAGGTCCAGAATTACTATAGGAATAAACTGGAGCTGATCTACTTAAAGCATTGGTACTGGCATAGGTTGAAACCATTGAGTCTTGAATTTGGTCTGGCACTACGGATAGTTAGGGATCAGAACATATTCACCATCTTCACCGTTATGATAAATATAGATGTAGTTGTCTTTAATTAAATCGAACCATTTTTCTGCCATAACTATCTATAGTCACCTCCTCTCTTTAAACATATTGTCATTGGAATCCTCCTGCTGACTTTTGAAGACCCCTGCAGCAGCAAGTAATCCCTCCATAGTTGGATACTTGCTTAGCTTGGGCTGCTTCTTTAATAGAAGCAAATATTTCTCCAGTCGTAATACAACGTACTGGTCTTTCTTTTATATAAGTTGGAGCCTGTTTAATATAAGCCTTCACCTGCTCTCTATTCTCATTATAGGCTCAGTGATAACCTCCAGCCTTCTTTTGCTTACCTAAACAACAATCATTAATAGAACTAAGCAGAATACCTAGTTGTCGAGAGGCCTCTTTGCCGGAAGGAAATACCTGATCAAGCTCTGCACAATACACAGGACGTTCCTTTCAAACTTGAGGATCTTTACCAACATATTGTTGTAACTGCTGCTGCCTAACTTTATCTGCCACTAAGGCTCAATGATAACCTCCAGCTTTGTTTAAATATCCTTGAAGACATCTGTGAATGCTACTCTCTTCACAACCTAACTCTCGAGCTGCCTGAGCTACTGAAGGATACTGTGTTTGAGTCTCAACACAAATCACTTCTTTAGCTACTGCCGAATGTTGCATTCGTCACTCCAACAACTCTTGATAATAATCCAGTTGAGTAGGATCAAATTCTTTTAAGTTTCCTCAAGGAGCATCCAACAATAAATAAAAGGCACTGATCAACTTTGATTTTAATTTTGATTCTTGAGCAGCTAAAGCCAAATAATAATGAGCCTTCAAATGATCCAAATGAGTTAAATTAACTAGGTTAGCATCACTATTATCAATAATATTCTTCTTTAACTTAAAATAACATCTTGGGATAATGTGGTGAACAGCAGTTCGATATAATTCCTTAGATTGAAATTGTGAGGCTTCAATCAACTTCACATAAGCATCTAAGGCCTCTCCATCTTCAAACCCACATTCGAGCAGTCGCTGCTTTAGCATACCTACTCACCATCCTTCAATTGAATTAAGGCTTCCAGATCCTTATCTACATAACCCAAAATATCTTTCTGAGCCAATATTATGTCTTGAGTTCGAGCCAGTCCATAAAGCACGTTACGCATCGAATCGGACCACACTCCCTTTAATCCAATCTTTTCTAGGCGTACAGTACCTGCTTTTCTCTTGGCCAGGTTTTCCTGAACTCGAGCAATATTGCTATCTAGGTTATCCATTGGTGTAATGGCATTATTTACCAGATACTCAATCAAACGATCACTGAATGGATGATTAATGTTCGAATTCATATACCCTAATTGCAGAGTTGTTAAATACTTGCGATCAAAGGATTGATCGAACTTGTAGTTAGGAATAGCTTCATATTCACCACCGTCGCCTAAGACATAAGGACGTCCAATAATCTGATCCATCAACCTCAAGTCACGCCCATTGAAATGATATTGGGAGTTTTCGATGTAGTCTCCTTCCAACACAACCAGGGCAGAAGTACTTGTACTTGGAACCTTAATAAACAGCTTCATGTTATCACGTTGACGATATAACATAGCCATATCTTCGTCCCCTAAGTTTCAAGCGTTGCCTGACATAGCTTCTGCTGACAACTTGTCATAAACGAATGGATGATTAAAAGTACATCCAGCACGTTTCATATAAGTATCTCTATATGGGAAAGCAATACCTTCTGTCTTTAAGTTACTTAAATCAAACAGTGCTCCATTGGCATAATAACCTGCAATCAATTCAACATCAAATGGACAATCCAAATAAATTGTGTAGCTATGATATGGAGCTACATCAACAATATAAATAACATGCTCAGAATCAGACTTCATCAAGGAAGTACCAGTATTATCTTGAACATTTAAGGTAGTAGCTGCTGTTTCTGCAAAACAGTTGTACAGAGGCATTAAATCCACGCCAGTGTAATCTCTATAGAACCTAAGATAGCGGCCCAAATAATTATGGGTATAAGCGTCATAGAACAGAGAGTCTAGACGCAAATTATTAGTGATGTTTAAGATTGGATTACCAAATACATAATTATCCAGCACAGTACTAAAGAACTCAGGATCCACCTCTGTCGGAGTTCCACTCTTTAAGGCATGCAATAGCATATACTTATAAATGTAGAATGCACCTGCATATATCTTCATACCTGGCTTTCAAACTTCGCATGAAGGAAGATTGAATTCATGTAATAATCCTTTTATATAAGATGTGACAATATTGTTATTATTAAACGTATACATATTATCCCATTACTCCATTCGTAATTACATTAGAAATATAGCGCACTTCTCCATACCGACTCACAGCTTGTGATAAAACATTTGCCTCTCTGGTAGAAATAGACATTTCACCACTCACGACTCGCTGCAATAATTCATAAATTTGAGCTACGTTCGTTGAAATATCTCTAGTTAAATCTATCTGTGTTGTATCAGCTGGATTAGCTGTAATCTTAACAGTACTGGTTCCTAAGAGTGAATCAATATTAGGTCCAACCATTGCTCCATACTGATCTCGAATAGAGTAATTAGCAGTTGCAGCAGAAAGTCGAACTAACGCATCAAACTTCTTATCAAAAGTATTCAATAAATACTCTTGAATCTCATATGGAGCACGAGTGAGTTTTTGTTCCTGCTCAGCATCTTGCTGTGCCGATACTCGAATGTCCTCAACATTTACTGAACCAGAAGCGTTCGAGGTAATAGTGCCTCCACTCGAAATCTTCGCACTGTAACTGGCTCCACTATAATTTGCTCCTAAGGTAGTATCTCCTAATCGACTGAATGTACCTAACAGATCGAAACCAAAGCCAGACATGCCACCACTAAAAATATTATAAAGATTTTCAGCACCAGCACTAACAGCTACTGCCAATTTGGCTGCCTGTGCAACATCGTGAACTATACCTCCAACACCTTTCATTCCAGAGGTTAAATCTCCAAGCAGTCCAGCTGTTTTATAAATGCCTAATTGAAGAGGACTATCGGCAATAGCACTGCCCATGCTTAACAAGGCATTAGAGAAAATATTATTTGCCGCTTCAGCCAAGGCTACATATCCATTGCCTGACATAATAGCTCCCAAACTAAATCCTGAAGACATCTTACTACCCAGCTTGCCTAACGCTTGATTTGAGGTGAGCATATTGCCTTGAATATTTGAAGCATTGACATTTAAGGAAGACATCAAGTCAGAAACATTCACTCCAAAGAGGCTAGCAATTTGAGATCGTACAACATTATTCGTCGTAGCGCCTCACTCCTGCATGAAGTCAACCATTGAAGCCATTAATTGATCTGTAATGTTAGCATTAATGCCTCCGGTCAACATATCACCTATAGACATGCCAGCTCTTGCAGCTGCCATAGTAATTAAATTACCTACGCCAGTGCCTAACATGCTGACATCACCACTACCTAACTGACCAATTGCAGCTGCAATCTGAGTTGCAGTGTTTTCAGACATACCAGTACTGGTTAAGGATCCTAACCACTTTTGAACAACATATTCAAACTCGGCAGAGGTTTCAGCTGAACGCATTGTCGATTCAGCTTCTAACAAAGCACTCGTGACACTATCATAAGTTTGCTTTAAGTACTCTGTATTGCGATACATAACATTTAAGTACTCGTTCAATGAAGCTTCCATACCCATACGAATAGCAGTACTGTCTGAAGCTTGCATACGAACAATTCGCAACAGAGTAGCATTGTTGACATCAAATGTCGACACCAGCTTATCACTCATGGTCATTAAGAAGGCACGCTGCTCAACGTTATATGCAATACCTTGATCAACCAAACTATTTAAGTTACGAGCGTAATCTTGAACTTTGTAAAATGGAGACATCTTATCAGCAGAATCCATAAACTGTCTAAATGTTTTTTGGGTTCCATCAAGACGAGAATTAATCTTGCCTTGATATTCAGTATACATACTGATAGCTTGATTAACTCCATTATCTAAAGCTGAGAAAAGTCTATCGCCAATTGCAGAAATGGCAGAGGCTATACTTCCATTAGGATCCTTTGCATCTTTGATAAGAGCTTCACGACGCATCTGACGAGCTTCGCGTTCATCTAACTCTCGACCTTCCCGTCGAGCTGATTCCATAATCTCATCGATGGAACTGCTAATTAAAGTCTGTCGTAACTCAGCTTCTCACTCAGCTAATTCTTGAGCAGCAGCTTGACGAGCTTTGATGTCTTCAGCGAGGACCTTCTTGTCCATTTGCTTCTTCATCTTCTCATGAAACTTTTCTTGCTCCTGAGCATTCTTGAAACCTAAATTCTTTTCAAGTTGAGAGATTTCTTTTTCTTTCTTCTTACGATACTCAGTAATAGTATCATGAACTTCTTTTTGAAGCTGCTCGTAGTTCTCTTGGATAGTCCGATTATCCGATTCATTACGAAAATAGTTAACATCACTGTTAGCTTGACTGCTCTCTTGGAATACTCGGGTTCTACCTGCCATAATCTCTCCTAATGTTTATTTTGGGATAGCTGCTCTAATTGTTTTTGCTCCCTCTTTTGCTCATCTTGAATGAAGGAAATAATATAATCCTTTTCAAGAGGCGACATTTGTAATACATCTAAATAAGAGGTGTGTGTATATTTACTAATAAAATAACACTCCTCAACTAATCTTTTATATCTTGCTGGTCCATAAGGCTTGCCATCGCTAGTCAGCTGTGGGACCAAAAAATTCTCCAGTAATGCGAAACGTAGTTGGGATTTCAGCTTCGCAGTGTTTGCACTTAGTGACGAAGTCTGTGTTTAACCCTACACTTTCATTTAACTTGACTGCTCGCTGCATGAGAAGGTTTGCATCTCTCATTTTCATTTTATTAACAAAATTTTCTAAAGCTGCTGGATTCATTACCTTGCCATCAACAGAACGAATCATTGCTTGCAGCGTTAAAGCAAACCCAGGATCCACAAGCAGTTCGGGACTTGCCTTCATGATTTCTCTTTTACGTTTTGCAATGTCATCTAGGATCCTTGGTGTCTGGAACTTAAGTTCGATATCCTTATCACAAACTGGTAAGTGGATTTGTTTTAAATCCTTTACAGACTCATCATACTCGATTACAGCCAGATCATCTAAGCTGCAGATGATTTCAGACACGCCACCACACACTGGACAGCGAACGCTCATCTTATAGTCAGCTCCATAAGTAACAGTACGAAGTTTAACCAACAGATACTGATAATCCCCTAAGCACATATCATAGACTGATAGAGCTGGTTTATCACCAACAATACAATCTTCAATAATATCGCACATTACCTTATAAGGAGTCTCAGTTGCAGATAACCTTTTCATCTCTTCCATAACTGACATGGATCTCAATTTGAGATCAGGGTTAATTGGAGAGCTATAAATCAAGCCACGAGAAGGTAAAGTACAATCTTCTGCAATAGTATAAATTTGTGTATCAGCCATGTTCTATTCCTTTCAAAAATAGTGTATAATTATCACTTTTTCATACACCTTTGTATCATTAAATTTAGCCGGAGATCCTAATTTTGCAAATGAAAAAGGCTGCAATCAATGCAGTCTTGCTCCAGCTTTCAATATGTTATATTAATTTAAAACCAGAAGTGGAATGGGGCAAAGAAGTCTTCCCACAAGTTAGCTACTGGTGCAGCATCATGCAGGGTTAGATGGAAGCTTCCATATTTTTCAACGAAATCATTCATCTTCTTCTGTGCTTCTTTGTAAGCATCGTTTGCTGCCTCGAAAGCCTTTTTCACTTCATCAGCGGCTTGCTTACGTTCTTCTTTTTCAGCTTTAACTAAAGCTAGTTTCTCTTCATTCTCTTTTTCAGCCTGAAGGCACTCTTCCTCAGTTTCAAAGCTCTTATTTAAATCGTCTGAATAATATACTGTTCTCATTCTTAAATCCTCCTATTGATTTAATTCTCTTCAGAGATCCTCTTCTCTGATTTATTGAGCTGTCCTGGAGCTTAACAGTACAATATAAAGCGAGGCTGGATCAGCT